TCTTGCATTATCTGCAATAAGGCCGGTTTCACTTCACGTTTTTGCGATGCTAGACGGCCATGTAGACGCTACCGGCGAAATAATAACAATGGCAAAAATCAATACAACGCCATTAGATTTATCCACCGCCTGCTATTGTCTCACGTCTAGTGGCTTTGACCGGCGAATCTTTCACTTTATTTCAAAAAAACTCGCAAACTATCAAGGCGGCTGGCCAAGAGACTATGGCTACGATTCTGCGAAACAGAACAAATATTTAGCCGCCCTACCCTTAAGACTCGGCTTTGAACCAAAAGACACACTTTTAATCAAACCGGCCTATATTGGCGACACAATGCTTCAGAATCCTATTTCATGGATTAATCAACAAATACAGAATTTTCGCCAAGATTCAGACTAAACCTCAAAACAAGGACTCAATACCATGACCTACGACTCACAATACCCCCACCGCAAAAGCGACGCGCTAGTCGCAATAATCAAAGAACACGGCAAAACACAAATCTTTTACCGTGCCAAGAGAGTCGGCAAGAATTGTCCACTATCCTCCGCCGAACGTCACATTTACGTGACTCAAGGTCCAGTTCGCGCCGTCAGAATCATAAAAGCAGCACGGTCTATTTCCCTGAGCGAAGCTATTGCCTTACTCAATTCTGCTCGATTCCCTACTCTCGCCTAAAAAATAACTCTAATAAAGCGGAAAGCCTGAAAATCTTTCCGTTTTATTTGAACTATTTTCCAAGTCTCAATTACTTTAACTCAGGACCAAAACAATGCAACAAGATGAGTTTACGGACAAAGTAACGACAATTCTAAAAAATCAGACTGCAACTGATTCTCAAACCCAGCCTCTAAATCTTAGCCTAACCCTAACGCTCGGCCTTTTTGGCGATACAATCCTATGCGACAATGGCGAGCACACCATCGAACTCGCGCCTGACGGCGCAACAGGCCAGTTTCTTTTAGCTGCGCTCCATTCTCTTGACTCAAAAGCTAAGGCCCGAATCTACCATGCCCGCGAAGCAGCCAAAACCAAAAAGCCCAAACTACACCACACCACCCAACGCGAAGCAGCAAAGCCCCTGCCGAGTCTCGTAATCTCTAAATACATCCGAGACCCTTCGGGCAACGGCAAGACTCTAATTCCAGTCAAAACACTGGAACAAAAACAACGCAAACCAGAGCGCAAGATTCTGAATCTAGACCTAGAACTCTGAGCGCAGCCTATAGGGCCGGACCCTGCCAACGAGTCCTTATATACTATGGACTCGCCACCCCCATGCTTAGCGGCAAGCCCCTGCACCTACGGCGCAGCCTATGCTTACCGCCAAGCCCCCTCACGCCTCACGCCTACGGCGTGATCTTCAACCTCTAACTACTGGACTCAATCATGTCTGCATCTTCTATCATTTCAGATTGTTCTTCTCCTACAGTAGAACAATTCATCCTCAATTGCAAGAGCACCAAATCCCGAATCACCAAATCCCTTTGGTGCCAATGGCAAGATCATACTGTTGTTTATCTTCGCGTTTCTCGCAAACTAATCAATAATAAAATTGTTGATACAGTAGATATTGCCAACATCCAAACCGAGCCGCAAGCGCGTGGTAAAGGAAGTTTCTGGGCTTTAGTCTCCTACCTCCAAAACCAATACCCCTATCGCTTCATTTTCGTTGAAAACGTCTTCAATGAAAAACTCGAAGCCAGTCTCGACCTTCGCGCAAAGCGACTTTACGCTCACGGAATTGCAGTAGTTCCCCCCTGCTTCTACTTTGAACCTCTAGTCTGAAAGCCAAACCAAATGAAAGAAACCTTTATCCCTCTAATCGCAACTGATTTTCCCAAAAATCACATTGGCCGACTTCTTCTCTCTCTAAGACAAGGAGAATCTTCCCAAGACTTTTCTTTGGAAAGCTGCACACTACTCGTAGAAACTATCAAAACAATCGAAAAACACAACCCCGGATGGGAATTTGAACTACAAAGTTATGCCACTTTCTACACAGTAAAGCGACTGACGTAACCCAAACCTCAAACCCCTATGCTTGCCGCCAAAGACCAGGCACTAACCCTGAAAGTCAAACAAATGATTCATCCTACAATTCACCTCAACGGCACAAGCCGCGAAACTCTTATCTCCGAGTATCGCGAAGCCTACGATGCCCTAAACCTCGCACAACAAGCACTGTCTAAAGTAACAGTGCACGCGCGTGACTACTATCCACAAGGCGATGAGGCTTTTAAACAGGCAAAAGACGAACATATAGCGCGAGTTCTCAAACTTGCCGAAGTAAACAGTGATCTCATTGACCTTATTCTCAAACTCGTTGAACCAACATGAAAGCCAAAACTATGAATCAAAATCTTTACCTCTGCATTTACAAAACAAAGAAGCTCGAAATCAGAGCATCTTCTGCACTGCAAGCCCGACAACTTGCAGCACAAATCTTCAAGGCCAATTCCCTTGACGAAGTAACAGCTTCACTCAAAACCACAGGATAAACTCTCATGACCGAACCTTCTATCTCCTGCCACAGATTCCAGAGCATGATTCGATCTTTCCATTGCATCGAAGGATTTGAAATCCCGTGCCTCAGCCCTGAGCAACAAAGCCAATTCGTGCGTGATCCCATCAACTTCTTCCTTAAATGCGAAGATCAAACTGCTGAATTTATCTTCTCCATAATCAAAAGTCGTCAAAACACTTAATCCCCATGCTTACCGGCAACCACCCCTAACTACAGGAACAAACCAATGCCCGAATCCGAAACTCAATTCGAATCCAAAAACAAACTCGCAGTAGGTGATAAAATTGTTTTCGTTGGCCCCTGACAATTTGGCATCAGCTTTATTCAACCCGGCGACAAAGGAGTAATCACCGAACTTCTCGAAATTAGTCCCACTTGCGGCCAGATATTCAAATTTAATTTTCTCGAACGTGGCCATATCGAAATTCACTACAATCTAAACGACTGGAATGGCTGCGAAAAATACTGGCTCAAAATCAAAGACTAGGAATTAATACAATACCAGAAACAATTCACAACTTCTAGCGCAACTTCTCGCGCAACTTCTAGCGCAGCCCCTTGCGCAGCGAATTGTTTCTGGCGTTGCCTTAATTCTTACTTCAAGCCCAAACTCAAACCTGGACTCAAACCAATGCCCAAATTCAAAGTAGGCGACAAAATCCAATACATCGGCCCAGAACCTTGTTCAGTCTCCCTTATGGAAGAAGGCGATATTGCCGAAGTAATAAACATCGACCCAATAGAAAACTACTACCATGGCTATTTTAACTTTGAATTCAAATTCATCTTCACTCAAAATGAACTTCTTTGCAAAGCTGAATTTACCTGGCGCGGTGTTGAAAACTCTTGGCGACTTGTTCCTTCTGATACCAAATTCAGAGTCGGCGATATAATCAAATACGTCGGCCCGAAATCCATGGGAATAAATGGTCTAACAATCGGCGACACTGCTAAAGTAACAATCGCCTATCCTCCAGATTCTTTTTCAACCAAATTCGAAATAATTCAATTCAGATTTATTTCCACAAAAAGCGAATTTCTTAACGACGCAAATAATACTTGGAATTGTTACGCCGACTCTTGGAGATTAGTCGAAATCTCAGACCAAATCCCAGACCAACAAATTGAACTCGAAAAAGCAATTGAAGCAATAAAAACCATTGAACTCGAAAAAGACCTCAAATCAAAGTACGAATCCAAATTCTTTCCTGGCGACATAATCAAATGGAAAGGCGGCAATCGTCTAGGTATAAATTTCCTAACAATTGGTGATCTTGCAGAAGTAATCACCAACGACAAAAGCACTGGACTAATTTTCAAATTCTTCAACCCAAAACAAGGAGCTATAAATAATCATTGGCATGGAAATCAAAATGACTGGGAATTAGTCCCTGGACAAATCGCACCAAAAAAGACTCCAGACTTAACCAAACTAAAACCACAAACCATCATCCTCGACAGTTTAGACTAAACGAAAGGAAAAGGAAAACTCAATGTCAGTTAAAGACTACATCCTCTTGGCAGAAGCGGTTCGTGAAGCAAATCTCGACCAAGAAAGTCGCGTAAAAATAATCAAATCTCTTGTTGTAAAACTCCAAGAAGATAATCGCAACTTCAACCCAAATCTTTTCACTCAACTCTGCCTGCACGACAACCTACAGGATTAAACCAATGCTCAAAACAAAAAATACTCTCAAAACCCAAACCAAGCGCGAAGCACAAACTTTAAGCTATCGCTTCAAAGATGCAATCTTCTTCGACAAGTGCGATCTCAAACCCGGAACAAAACTTTATCACTCCGGGCGCCGAATCGCCACCGAAGTTTGGGAAGTACTCTACATCTCTTCCCTATTTCGCGAAAAGCCTGAAGGAAAGAAAAACTACTCTGCCAAGGACAAAAAGAAAATCCTGCGCAAAGTAAACGAAGTTCGCCACCTCACTGATCGAATTGTACTTGCCAACTCTTTTGGCCAGCGCAAATCCCTTTCCTTTTCTTATCTCTGCTATTCCGCACTCTGGAGGCTTTAATCATGGAACTGCAACTCATCTACGACACCGTTACCAATCATCTTCTAACTCAAAAATCCAGAAGCATACTCGGGTCTGGCTACGGTGATACAAATATATGTGCCTATCGTGGAAAAGACAATCTCAAATGCGCCGTCGGAATTTTAATCCCTGACGAAATCTATACCCCACAGATGGAAGGTAAAGGATTAAGGGAGCTCATTGACGAATTTAATTCCATCGACAATCTTTTCCCAACTCAGGACGAGCAAAGTCTTCTTTCTATGCTCCAAATAATTCACGACAATTCTTCCAACTGGGATGAAAACGGCCTTGCACCTTGGGCAAAAACAGAACTCAAAGCCATACCTGATCTTTATCCCTGCTTCAACCTCAAACCAAATCCCAAACTTTAGGACCAATCCAATGTCTGAATCCGCAAAACTTACCATAAATCCCGTATCCAACTACATCCCTATAACCACCAACCAAGTCATCGAAATCTTCAAACTTGCCCGCGGCAAAATCTATCGCAAGAAGAACTGGATTCAACAAGTCCACGCCCGAAATGCCGGAGGCTATAGACTAACTCTGCCAGAAATGACCGCCTATTATCGTGGCCTGAATCCAAACTTCAAACCCACTTGTTTCTGCGCTCTCGGAGCACTATATGCAGCAACTTGGGAATACAGCAAAAAACATCCCGAACTCAGCATTACCAACGTCTATTACGACGTTCGCAGGATCTTCCACACAAGTACCTACAAAATCCGCAAAGGCGAAGACATAGCCATCATCAACGACAGTACAAATCACAAAACAATAATCAAAATCTACAACACTGCAATCAAAGCCTTAACCGAAACCCTAACCGAAAGTCAAACCAATGCTTAAACCCAACGACGAACATCTTCGCCAAATCACTCCGGGCTTTTCTCTTCGCAATCTCGGCGTGCTCTGCTACAACGCAGGCTTTACCGTCTGGTACTACAACGGAAGTTCTGACGAACTTTCTACAATCCTTGAACCCAACTTCTTCAAACCGGCGGCTGATCTCATCTGCGAACTCGACGTAGTTCTTGTTACCTCAAAGGAAAAAACAACCTCCAGCTTCTATTTCGCTAATGGCCCGAAGGGCGAAGTGCTGCTAAAAACAGTAAACGATACAATTTTCCTCTAATCCAATCCTTAATGCTTATCGGCAAGGGGTAGGGCGAAAGCCCTACCCGCAGAGCACAAACTCTGCCAGCTATTTGTTAAGGAATTAAACCATGACCAACTTTTCCCTCGTTCTTGTAATTTTATTCCCACACTACATTTTTACCTGGCAATTGCCAGAAGAAACTAGTCTCAAAACTTGCCAATTTTTAGGTGAGTTTGTAAGAAAAATTCCAACCGCTAACGCTTTAAGTTTCACCTGCATTTCTGGCCCAAAAATTAACTCTACCGGGCCGCAACTAAAAGCCTACCAAAATATCTGGACCAATACCCGCAAGTTTGACCAATGACTCAACTCAAACCTGGAATCACGACAATGCAAAAACGAATCTGGACAGAAGCACAAGAACAATACATTCGCCGCAGGCTCGAAACAGACAGAATAAAACTCTACATCTTATCGCAGGAACTTCACATCGACTACTCGACCCTGCGAATGAAAGTCAAATCTATGGGCATAAACTATCGCTTCCACGATTCAGTGGAAGAACTCAATGGCCAAAACACAGCCCGCAGCGATAGTGCTTTACCCCCTGGCCATCCTCTGACTTGGGGCCTTATCTGCCCCGGCGTTGAATTTCCCGACAAATACAAATTCTGCTAATCGCCGCGAAGCGGCAAAAGGAATAAACTCAATGTCTGACTTAAAATCCAATCTCTCTCACCAGCTCGAACTTCTAACCCAAATTAAAGCCAAAATCGAAAACCCAAAACACTGGACTCAATACTCATCAGCCAAAAATAAATCTGGCAAACCGTGCAATGCTACTTCCGAAGACGCAGTATGCTGGTGTATCCTCGGTGCAATGGATGCAGTTATTCTTCCATTAAATCTTGACATTGATTTTAACTATCTCATCTACAAGCGTCTGAAAGCACAAATGCCTGACGGCTGCGTTTCTTCTTTCAATGACAAACACACTCACGAAGAAGTAATGGAACTACTCTCAAAAACCATTACCGAACTTAACCGCGAAATCAAACTACAAGGGACGCGGCCCTAAGAGGGGCCGCTACCCACAGGCACAGGGAAAAATCCACCGGCGGCGAGCAGACTTCACCTTAATGCAACAACTCAGCGGAGCGATCCATGACCGGCCATGAACTCTATCTTGCAGGCGCAATATTCGTAATCATCTTGTGCCTGATCTGCGCAATCGACTATCTTTACCACAGAAAATAGGAACAAACCAATGACCAAAGAAACACAAGAACTGATTAATCTCTTCAAGCAAGCCAGAGGCAAAATCTACTACAAAAAGAACTGGACACAATACGTATTTGCCAGAGACAAAGATGGCAATACTATTGATGCAACTTCTCCGGCAGCAACATGCTGGTGTGCGTTGGGCGCACTTCAAGTTATAGCAGACAAAAATCGCCAATATTCCTTTGAAGAACTTCGGGATACGCTCTACGATTTGGCTCATATTTGCGGCGTTACAAACGTAAATGATGCAAACAATCTCAATAAAGCCCACAAAGAAGTAATCCGAATCTTCAACCGGGCAATCAAAAATCTCACCCTTCGACTTGAGAGAGAGGAACAGCTCTTCGATCTTGCAATCGCGCTTGCCGAAGAACAAGACGGAGAAAAGAATGTCTGACGAAAAACAGAAACCAGATTTCATTGCCAACGACTTTGCGGCGATAAACAGAGCTTTGAAAGAATTAAAACCCGAGACTAAAGCCAAGAAACAACCCTGTCCTGTCTGCAATGACGCAGGCTGGGTAGAAGTCTATTACAGCGGCTATCCCGTTGCTGTAACATGCCCTGAATGTCAGGAATCAACAGAGTATTTCAGCCATGATGGAATTTAAATCAGGAAACATCCTCCTAGACAAAAGCGATGCAATAGTAAATACGGTCAACTGTGAAGGGATTTGCGGCGCAGGTTTGGCGAAAGAATTTAAACTAATGTATGAGGACAATTTTAGGGCCTATGCTGAGTTCTGCCGACAAAACAGATTGCGGCCCGGAAAAATCTGTCTCTATATTATCGAAAATTCTGCCCTCTATCCACCGCGCGCGATCTTCAATCTCGCAACCAAGGCCAATTGGCAACAGCCGAGCAAAATGCAATGGATAAAAGCTGGCATTGCCGAAATCCACCTATTTGTTTTGACGCTCAATTACAAGTCGGTGGCAATTCCCGCGCTTGGCTGCAATAACGGCGGGCTAGACTGGGACAAAGTAAAATTGCTCTTAATCCAGCAATTCAAATCTGTCCCTTATGCAGTGACTATCTACAACCCTCTAACTCAGGACTAATCTTATGCGTGTCGATCGAATTAAAGAAACAGTTAAACTTCTCCGCAATGCTTCAAGCGTACTAAATAGGTTTGACTATTCTTGCTGGGGAGAAAGAATCAATAGCTGTGATACTGTCGCTTGCGCTGGCGGGCTGATGACTCTTTATCCGCCATTTAATGCCGGAGGACTTTATCATGGCTATGGAAGTTTTGTGCCAATGTATGACATAGAGGATCAAACTTTCCTTGGCGTTGTTGCCTTAGAGGTGTTTCTCGAACTTACGGAGGAACAAGCAACAACCGCTTTTTGCAGTCTTCACACACATTTGGGCAAATCCATAAGGGCTATAACGGCAGATGATGTTGCCGACTATCTTGAATCTCTTCTAGAGGAAGAAACCAATGAACATTGAACGCATGGAAGAAACGATTAAACTTCTCCGAAATGCGAAACTGAAATTCGATTATTCCGAGTGGGGTTCAATTGAAAATTGTGGAACTACTGCTTGTGCCGGTGGGCTGATGACTTTGTATCCTCCTTTTCGGGCACAAGGACTTTATCACGACGAGCACAATTTACAGCCAAGATATAAAGACTCAGATGGTTTTATTTGGCGTGGGTCATTCGCGCTAGCAGTGTTTCTTGACATTGACGAAGAAGATGCAGAAAATGCCTTTATCAACCTTGATTGTATGTTGGGCAAAAACTGTAATAAAATTACAGCAAACGATGTGGCAGATTTTCTGGAACTTCTTATAAAAGAAGAAGAGGAAAAGGAAAAAGCAAATGACTGAGAAAAATCTAATTCCTGTTGAACTGGTAAGACAAATTAAAGACTCTTATTTTGCTTCTCATACAGTTTTTACGGGCTCACACATAGAACCGACAATCGAAAGCGTATGCTTGTATATGGGAGGTTATTTGGAAGAATATCTTTCCAGACGCTATACCTTTATGCCAAAGACTGAAACACCTGCACCCGAACCACCGGCCCCGAAAGTTGTCCAGATTGTTGCAATACCATCTGGCCAGATTTTTGGGCTTTTTGACAACGGCGATGTGAGATACGTTTTCCCGAAGGGATAAAACAATGAATCAGGAAAAACACTCTGCATTTAAGCGTTTGGCCGCCGGGCGGGTGCAGGATATAAAGGATAAGTTTCGCCTGCTCTCGAACCTGGCCTCAAACAATTACGAAATGACAGAATCAGAGGTTGAGCAAATATTCAACGACTTAACTCAGCGTCTCGCGCTGGTGCGCAAAGACTTCGATAAACGACTTGCTGTACTTTCGACGAAGGAAAAAAGCTAATGAGAAAAACCTTGAATATTACTCCGCAACAGCAGCAGGAAGTACATGCTATACTCTGCGATTTGAGGGATAAGACTTTTCATCTTATTTATGATGCAGGTGCTGAACTTATTCCCTACGGGATTGAACCATCTTCTGCACTCATAAATCTTGTTGCTGGCCTTGGTGTTTATGCTAAGGGCTATTACGATAAACAGGAAGAAGGTTCGGCAATGAAGGAATTGCTTTTGGCCTCTTTGCGCGCCGCGCTTATGGGTCATGATGAACCAATTGACGAAGATGGCGGAAAGTTTAAGGCGGCGAATCTACAGCCTATAATCTTTTCTGTGCGTAAAGAATAAACTTTTGCCAGTTTGCGGCCTCGGAGGGACTGGCCCTGTTGGGTAATCTCTCCCTGTGCCTGTGGTGTTTTTGAAAGCGAAAGTCAAATCCAATGTCTAATTACAAGAGCAATGTTTTTGTAGGTCAAACCACTGTAGCTGCTCATTGGGCAATAGGCTACAATGACATTAGAGACAGACTTTATCCCAATTCCTTTAGGCCAGAATATGAGAACTGGGATCAAACAGCACAGATGGACTATGAGATCGGCCGGTTGCAGGCGATACTAATCGAATCTTATGGCAAGAGAATTCCATTTCTGCCAATCGACTGTATCACCGGCAAAGGATTAGTACCAATCGAATTTAATACTACAATGTATGAAATCGGTCTACCCGTTGGCGAAGTTGTAAGCATTGTTTGTCCAAACTACAGAAGCCATTTGCCATTTGAAAAAGAAGAAAAAGAATCCAGGAGCTAATGCCATGACCAAACTATATCGCGCCAGCTACAGACATTTAATCACAGGACAATACTTTGATTCAGAGGCATACTTTGAATCTGATTCTGATGCAAGAACTGGTGCTTTAACTAAATCACAGTTTCCATATGTTATTTCTCGTCTATCAATCATCGACTACAATTCAAATCCTCCGGTTTTGCTCGATGTTCCTTTAAGTGAAGATGCAAAATCTCTGCCTGATATAACCATTACTGAAAGAGAAATTCCAAACCCAAATTGCCCCACCACCAAGGGCAAAGATTTTAAGTAAGGACAAAGATATGGCCATTACACAAGAGCGAATGGAAGCAATCCTAGACGCGGTAAAAGAGTACGAAGAACTGTTCTCGACGCTGGAGACATTTCATAAGAAAATTCTTCGAGGCAATCTCACAGAAGATGCAGGACTGCATTTGATCTTGAATTTTATTCAGGATTCAAGAATATCTGCCACATCTATTGCCGCAGTTGCAGCCGAAAGGGAAAGGCTAAAAATTCATGGCGTGAAAAATGCCTATGCAAGAAGGTGGAGGAAGAAGCAGAAAAATCCCCTGAATCTTGACGAAGCACTTGGTGAAAAGATGGCAGAAGATTTTAATCCGGCAGATGATTTTTAAAGAAAAGAAAGAAAAGAAGGGAATTGTTGCAACTGAGAATTTTCGCAGGCAAGGATCGTGCCAGGGAGCTATGCGCCGGGTGCATATCATATATGCAGATAAAAGGATGGCTCACCCGGCCTTACCCCGTTAAGGTACATACCTCGGCCAGGGAACCTCTGCGTCCGCCTCTGCGTCCGCCCCTGTGGCTTATCCTTTCCCTTTAAACTAATGTTCAATTAGTTAGCGCATAAAAATCACAACCCTCTAATAAGGACTAAATCCAATGTCTGAAAATTCTGTTTCTAATGTCAAAACTTTTCCTATCGTTGGTAGCTATTATAGGCCGCCTGCGAAACTGATTCTGGAGCATTTGGCGATCGACACGCCGATGTATTTGGAAGCAGAGCCGACAAATCCCTACGACGTTAATGCCATTGCGGTGTATCTCGAATCGAAAGATATTCCAGAAGCTACGCTCAAGGCTCTTGAGCCGCTTCTGCCCGCTTGTGGTCACAGTCTCGAATCACTGGAAGATATGAAGACAATTCATCTTGGATATATTCCGAAGGAATTGGCGAAAATTCTACGGGGCCGGGATTTCCATTCAGCAGATGGAACATTTACTACAAGTTCTTCTGGCGCACCTCAGATCAAATTTATTGATCCGTCGAAGCCGATGCCGCAAGATGCGTGACACAGAATTTTCAGATGAAGAACTTTATCATCTGGCAGGAATAATTCACGAAACACGAATGACCGAATGTTATGGCAACTGGAGTTCGTGTTATAGGACGATTTGGCCAAGCTCTTTTAAAGAGTTTAGAGCGCAGCAGCAGGCCGGGCAATCATGGATAGATATAGCAATGGCGCAGGCTAGGGCCGTTGCGAAATTTATGCAGCCACCTTTTGAAGGGAAAGTCAAACCCTTCCAGGGACGAAAAATTCTTTAATCTCAATCTCAAATCAGGACTCAATCATGCCTTCTGGCGATCACAAACACGGGCGGAATAAAGAGCATTGCAAAGCGTATCGTGGGCGCAAACAACGGGAGAAGAACAAACTTCTTCGCCTTAAGCGCCATCTGAAGTATCAGGGTTTTAACTCTGTTACCGATTCGCCAAAAGAGGTTCAAATCGCTTGGAAGAAGTTGGAGAGTTGTTTTTCTCCAGGTGAGTTCAAAAATCTGATCTCTGGAAAGAATAAGTAATTCACGCCGCTTGCGGCGGTGAGAAGCAGGTTTGTGAAACTATAGCAAGTCTGCGATATTAGCAAAGATACTGTTTTCGATTTAAACTTCCAGCAACTTTAAGCTTCGCTTTTTAGCTTCACAGTTTCGCCGTGGCAGGCGATCTTGAGTAGCGTAGAGTTCGGTTACTTCTCAGCATGTAAGCAAAACCGGACTCGATTTGATCTCTCAGGACTTTGTTTTGGTGGATAGCGTTAGAGACGGGTACTTCGTGTATGGGTTCGAGTCCCATACAAATTTGATGCGAGATTAAGTCAAAGGCGATAAAAAGTCTATTGAACTTGAAATCAAATCTTGTTTGTTCGCCTAATTGGTAGGGCAAAAGTGGGCCGAAAGGCACACCGTCTTTGTTTTAACTTCCACTACCCAATGGAATAGATGATGACCAGAAACGAAGAAATTGCTAAAGTATTGCGCGCCGCAGCCGAAGGATATTTGGCGCCATACCAGCCGGTAATGCCGCAAGGATGCAATGGCGGAAGTACAATGTTTAGTGGTGGCGGAGGTGGTGGTTTTGCCTATATCTCTTACAGCGAAAAAGACTATAATGAAGCAAAATGTGTAGCCAGTGCCTTCAATGCCATTGCAAGAGTGTATGAGGCATTAGCTATGGCCGAAAAAGAAGAAAGCAAAACAAAAACACTATAAAGTGATAGATAGCGTAGGATAGAGTTACTTCATTGCTAATGATGTGGCAAAGGTTCGAATCCTTTAACTGTCGCAAGCCAGTTTGGTGTAATGGTAGCACACAAAATAACTCTGCCGCTTGATCTTCTATCACCCGTGCCGCAGACAATCTCCGCAGGCGCGGAGAGTTAAATTTGCCAGATAGCGTTAGATACGGTTACTTCTTATGGAGAATCAGTCCGTGTCGATTTGATCTTCTGGCAGATTTAAATCTTAAATAAAGCAGGAAAACCATGAAACTCAATATCACTCGGAAGTCTGACCCGATTTTTACTGCCGAAGGTGGTAAGGCTGTGCATATTACTCCGACGCAGCAATTGCGTCGTTCTGTTATGTCCTGCCTGCTGTGGGAGGATGAATTTTATGAATCAGGAGAAGATATTACCACCCGAATCAAAAATCTGGTGCAAGTTGTGCCGCCGGTTGAAGTTGCCCGTATGGCAATCGAAGCACGTACTTCGCAGCACCTTCGCCATGTTCCTTTACTTCTTATGGCTTCTCTCGCCGGAGTTGCCGGTGGTACTTCTCTTGTGTCTGATACTCTGGCTCAGGTAATTCAGCGCGCTGATGAACTGGCCGAGTTTCTTGCAATCTATGCAAAGGTTAATGGCGTTGAGCCAAAAAATCTAAAATCCAAACTTTCGAATCAGGTCCGCAAGGGCCTAGCGAAAGCATTTGTCAAATTCAATGCCTATAGTTTGGCAAAGTACAATCGCGATGGAGTAATTACTCTGCGCGACGTGCTGTTTCTTTGCCACGCAAAGCCGCTGAATCCAGAGCAGGCCGCTGTTTGGGCAAAGCTCATCGACAATACTCTGGAATCGCCGGATACTTGGGAAGTTCAACTGTCTGCCGGTGCAAATAAGAAAGAGACTTTTGAGCGCCTAATCCGCGAAGGCAAGCTGGGATATTTGGCACTGCTGCGCAATTTGCGCAACATGACTCAGGCAGGTTGTGACTTTCAATTGGTCCGTGATGCAATTATTGCCCGCCAAAACGGTGCGGAAAAGGTTCTGCCTTTCCGTTACATTGCCGCTGCAAACGCCGCGCCGCAATTTGCAAACGAACTCAATGTTTCGCTTTTGCAGACAGTTGCTGATTCGCCAGAACTCAAAGGCGAGACCGTAATTCTTGTCGATAATTCTGGTTCTATGTATCAGAAATTGTCGCAAAAGTCCGATCTCGAACGTATTGACGCTGCCGCTGCACTGGCGTCGATTATTCGCGGAAATCGTCGCGTCTTTAGCTTTGCCTGGGGTATGCAAGAAGTTGCACCGTATCCAGGGCTTGCAGGTGTTACTGCGATCAAGAACACACCGTCCGGTGGGACGCGGCTATTTGAGTCGATTGAACAGATTAATAGCACAATCCCGTATGAACGTATTATTGTGATTACGGACGAACAGGCTTTTGGCTATGGCCAGAGCGGTTGTCCGAAGCCGCTGCCGGGAACTAAAGGCTATATGATTAACGTCGCTAGTGCCAAAAATGGCGTCGGCTATGGCGAATGGAATCATATTGACGGATTTTCGGAAAACGTCATCCGTTGGATTCTGGCTCTCGAAGAAGAAACTGCTGGCGGGACTGTTTAATTATGCTTGGACTTCTGGCCCTACTAGGAATTTTAATCCTGGTAGGGTTTCTTGCGTGTTTAGTTCTGCGGGCTCTTGCGTTTCTTGCAGGCATTGCCTTTTCAATTATTTGTTACATCCTTTTGGGCTGGTTTTTGATCTTTCTTTTGCATGTGATCTTAAGCCCACACTTTCAGGTTTTGCTTTCTCAATCTGAGAGTTATTTCAACAACTTTATTTTATGGCAACAATAACACTAAGTTCTCTGACCTTTTCTGCACCGGATAGATTTAAGGCCGGAGACAAACTTTCTGTTTCAGATGCAAAAGTTTTGAATTTTCTCTGGCGAGAGAAGGCGGAAAAAGAACTAAAGAAATATGTTAGTCTTTTTCCTTTTGCATCTAAAGCAGATTTAGAAATGCAGCTCGAATTTGTGACCCTGGATTCAGGGCCTTCGGTTTGGGAACTGCAATTAGAAATGATAAAGAGAATGAAGGAAAAACATCTTCCTCCCACCGAGGCCGCAATCGAGGCCGACAAATATCTCCACGCAAAGCATGTTGTTGTTATACAAATTCTTTCGCGATTTAACAAATCCTGAATCAGGGAGACTGGACAATATCAGTATGAAATAATGAGTCTACTTTCCGACCAAGCAAGTCTAATTCTCCATTCCGCCGTTGAGGCGAAGATTGGAATCATTGTCCAGTTTGAATTTGCTGAAGGACAAAAATTGTCACTTTACCAGGTGACAAGATACTTATACAAAATGCGGAAAGAACTGAACCTGCCGTTTATTACCATGCGAGCAAGTCCAGACAATCCAGACACCGAACTGTGGCTTTTTAAAACTCAGAGGGATGATACTGACGAAGACAAATACAGTGTCTCACATCGTCAAGCCCCAGAAGCAGGGGAGATTGATTGATGCCAAGACTCAGCGACGAACCACTTTTGCGTATGCAGGTTAGAATTTATCGCAAAGATCATGCAAGACTTTCTGCATTGTTTGGCGATAACATTGGCTTAAATGAAGGAATTAGAAAGATCATTCGTTTGTTTCTTGACCAGGCCGAATCCAAAATCGAAAACGAAGTTAAAAAACAATAAACTCTGTTCAAAGAACGCCAGTCTTATTTCAACGCACCGCTTCCTGAGAAGGTTAAAATATGTCATCAAGCTCTGCGCTCGGTCCTACGGCCTTGCAAAAGAATATTCAATATATCCTTGCCTGCAAGCATCAGAGACTTGCTTTAGAAATCTTCTGTAAGACTCCGAAATGGCAAATAAAGAAACGCGATCGTCGCTATTCCCTCTGGCAGAGTAAAGCCGCCAAAGCACATCAACTAGAAGTTATGTATATTCTTTTTGATGAAGAAAAACCTACCTTACAGGTACAGGCTTAAACCAAAAATTAAACGCAGAGACTAATTTCTTTCTGCAGAGACTAATTTCTTTCTGGAGCTAACTATGAACATCGAACGTATGGAACAAATAGTCCGGGTTTTGCATGAAGTCAGTGCAAAGCACAAACGCTTTAGCCTTTCCACATGGCATATGGATGGACCGTGTGGAACAACTTGTTGTGCTATCGGTTGGGCAGCCGAAGACTCTTGGCATCAGGCGCAGGGACTTGGCAATTGCTTTGTTGCCGACTATCATACTTTTCCTGTCGGTATGCCAGTCTTTACTAACGCCGAAGGAATTGAACTTTCCGGCTTTGCAGCCGCTGCCGAATACCTGGACATTACTTACGAAATGACGCAGGAACTATTCTCGGTCGTTTACTACAAACCGGCTTATGGATTTTCGGAAATCCGGCCCGAAGACGTAATCGCCAAGATCAATAAATATCTTCTGGCCGAAAAGGCCAAGGCAAAAGCAAAGCCAGAGCCGAAAAACGAAGATATTTTTATCTTTCCCCGAGCCGAAATCGTCCCACAACCGCCGATTTATGTGGATGAATTGGTTTAACTTCAAATCTAGGACATGATTATGCCAGAAGAAAAACAAGAACCTGTCCCGCATGGACAGGAATTAGACTTGGATTTGGGGTCTGAGATTAAATTCGAGGATGACGAAATTCTTCTGGAAAACTCGCCTCTTGCACAGGCCGATCCCAAGGCTTTAGATGAACTATTTTCGCGAATAGACTCAAGTCTCAAGCTCGATCAAGTGCCTGATATGCGAGACGTGAGTCTGGTTGTTTTAACTCTCCGGCGACAGAGGCAGAAGTTTCTTTCCGAAGAGGCAAATCGGCCAGTCAAAACCCCAGCCGAAAAACGAGCTGCAAAGGCAAAAGATTCGAACAAGCCTATCAAGTCAGTGAAACAAGTCCTAAATCTGGACGATCTACTTTAGGAAAACCCCCGTGTCTGAATCTGCTACTGAACCGAAATACAGGAAAATCCTTTCAACCATCGCTAATGAGCCAGACGGCCAACTCGATGAATCAATTCGACAGCGGCTTCGCATTTTAGCGGAAAAAGAAACATTCAAATCAGACGAATTGCTGGCCATTATGGACGATAGTGTCTATGGCGCGCTCTGCACGGATATGGCATTATCTTTTATGCACGCAGTTTGGCTGCTGATTCTGAATGATGAAAATCTTCTTCCACGAGACGCCTTAAACCAAAGGGATTTGTCTTTGCGTCAATGCAAAATCCAGCCGCCGAGCCAAAGTCATGGCGAATAATGAAATAACACTTTTTAAACTCTATCCCAGAAAACCTCAAGTTGGCGATAGAATAGAATCAATTGGCAACAGTAATTCTGAATTTTCCTTCTTTGAAGGTGATTCGTTCTGTTTTGGTAAGACGTTTGTAATTTCTTTCAAAGAAATTCACTACAATCCCGAAGACAACAGTTTTAGCATCGCCATGGAAAAGTCTTGCGTTGAATCTTGGTGGCGTAAAATAGCAGCCCTAATTTTGCAATGGTAAAATCTGTGACCGAATCCCAAGTTGTTACTGCAAATAACAAATCTTTCTCGAAGTTTGTGCCAATGCTGCAACTGGCATGGGATTCTACGTCTTTAGGGGCACTTAAAACCTGCCCTAGATATTATCTCTATAACATAATCTATGGCTACAGCACAAAGGCTGAGAATGTTCATTTAGTCTTTGGTTCGTATCTTCATTCAGCGGTTGAGCACTACTATCATTGCAGAGCGAATGGCTTCGACCACAAAACTGCGGTAGAATCTACAACTCTGGCAATGCTTGAAGTAACTTTTGATAAAGTTCTCAAGCGCCCTTGGTTTAGCGATGAACCTACAAAAAACCGTATGAGTCTGATTCGTGCAGTTGTTTGGTATTTGGACAAACACGAACACGATAACATGACCACGGTGATTTTGAAGAATGGCAAGCCTGCTGTTGAATTAAGTTTCCGGCACGAGACTGGCCTAACGACTGATTTAACTGATGAAGAATATTTGCTTTGCGGACATTTAGATCGCGTAGTTGAGTGGAACGAATCAATCTACGGCATGGACCACAAAACAACTAAGTCCGCAATTTATGACGATTTCTTTCAGAAGTTTTCTCCCGACAATCAAATCAGTTTGTATATGCTCTCCGGGCAAGTTGTACTTGATATACCGATGAAGGGTTTTATCATTGATGGGATTCAGGTCGGTGCGACTTTCGCCAGATTCCAGCGTGGCGTTGTAACAAGAACTAAAAACCAGTTGAACGAGTGGTTTAAGGATTTGCAATTCTGGTTACGCCAGGCCGAAACCTTTGCAGAGCAAGAGTATTATCCGATGAATGAAAAATCTTGCTCTAATTACGGCGGCTGCCCATATCGACAAGTCTGCGGGGCATCGCCGGAGGCTAGGCCGCAGTTGTTGCAACACCTATATCATCGCCGAGTTTGGGATCCATTAACCACGCGAGGTGTTTGATGCTCGAAACTACAATTGTTTTCCAGCACAAAGTCAGACCAGACTATTGTTTTACTCCTGGCGACAGACTACTGATTAACTCAGAGCTTGTCGAAATAGTAAGCGCAAACTACAATTCGGAAAAGAACGAAACTGTGATTTCAGTGAAAACCGTTACCAAAAGAACCGCACCAATACGCATGGGCGAGGTAGATGATGTTTAGACTTTTCCGATGGCTAATTACTGGCGATGGCCACAGGCACAGGTATGAAATCATAAGCCATGTCAAAGAATGTGAAAGTAAAAACAGTTTGCCTTTGTCAGTAAAATATGTTCTTCAATGCAAAGTCTGCGGCAAAATCAAAATAACAAAACTTTAAGGAAATCCAATGCCCTATGTTACCCAAACGTTAAGGGACGAAATCGACGAAGAAATAATTCACCTCGTTCGTAGGCTTAAAGTCCTGGCCCAAGATAAACAACGTGCCGGAGTTCTGAACTATACCATCACTCAGATTTTAACCACGTTCTATCAACTGCCGCATAAACAAAGTTACGCGGTTTATAACGAACTTGTTGGTGTTCTTGAATCCTGCAAATTGGAATTTTATTCGACATTCGTTTCGGCCTATGAAGAATTGAAATCGCAAGAAAACGGGCCAATCGTGGGCCTAAATCTTTAAGGAAAAGATTATGCACAAACGCTGGACCAAACCCCGCCGCGCCCGGAACTCGAAGAAGGTTAATTCTGGCTTTGTCATAGATGCAAAATCTGGGCGCTATGCTTTGGTTATGCGCTACGCGAGCTTTGCATCTTTTAGAGAATTTGCCACAGTTGAAGAAGCTAGAAAATTTGCAGTTAAACGCTACGAGAAGGTTCAGGGCTTAATGTCTGCCTGGCATATCAAAGATATGCGGAAAAATACTATAGTCTGGAGTAATGGCTGATGGGTTTTCTCGATGAAGTAACTGATGAACCAGTCAAGGCTCTGATTCTGGGCGATAGCGGAGCAGGTAAATCTGGCTCTTTGGCGTCTTTGGTTTTGGCAGGCTACAAACTTCATATTTTGGATTTGGATAAAGGCGTTGCGATTTTGCGCAATTTGCTTTCATCGCCAAATTCGCCTTATGCCAAATATGCAAAAGAACATAATATCAATGTCAATGAATTGGTTTATTCAATTCCGCTGACTGAGAAGTTTAAGATGGTTGGCGGACGTGCTGTTCCATTGACCGCGCAAGCGTGGAGCAAGGCAACAGGGGCGCTGGAAAAGTTTAAGATAGGCGAACTAGATTTAGGGAATATAGGCAATTGGGGACTAGATACGGTCCTAGTAATCGATTCTCTGACCATGCTAGGCTTTGCGGCACTGTGGAACGTACAGGCCCTAAACAACCGCCTGGGCGCTGACTTTTCCGGCTACGACTGGCAAAGAGACGTAGGTTTGGCTCAAAGCTCGATGGAAAGACTTTTGCAACTTCTTCAATCTAATAACGTAAATTGTCACGTTGTTGTGATTTCGCATATTACCTTTGTTGATGACTCGAAAGGCGTTGCTGTTGCACCGAGCCGTGATCCCGAAGCGCCAAACATTCAGGTCAGAGGTTATCCCTCTGCTATTGGCCGTTCTCTGTCACAACGCCTCGGGCGCTACTTCAACAATTCATTTCAGGTGGATATTCAGGGTTCTGGGACAGGAGCTAGAAGATATATCTATACCTTCCCGCCGAGCAATATCTTGGTCAAGTCGTCAGCGCCCTATGCGCTTAAGCAGAAATATTCGATCGAAACCGGACTTGCGGAAATCTTTGCGGCGCTCAGAGGGCAGAATCCACCGCAAGAAATGATTAACAAATCAACAGCAGAAAATTGGGCTAAGGTTGTAAAACTGTGACCAACCCTGAAACAATTATAGAAGAAGTTCCTGAACCTAAATACTTGGGCGACGGAGTTTATGCAGTATTCGATGGATTTCAGATTTGGGTCAAAACCCAGAGGGAAATTCATTCTACTGAATCAGTTGCGCTTGAACCAAATGTTTTTGCGGAACTGTTAGCATATGCCGAAAGTGTTTGGCATATAAAAATTACTGTAACCAAGGAGCCAACTGAATGAAGACCTAAAAATTTTTCCTCTCCCTCTTTCTCAACACATAATATACGTCTTTTCTTGAAAGAAAAATCTACATCATGGCAACAGTTAATGTGCGCGAACTTCTTTCTCGTCCATCAAACACTGTGGAACGTCCCCCGGTTCTCCCGGCAGGACATTTTGAAGGTTCTGTTTTGCGCTTTGAGTTTGGCAAATCCGGCCAAAAAAAGACTCCGCAGGTGACATTTTTCTTCTCGGTCTCCGGGGCGACAAGTGACGTGGACGAAGAAGATGTTGTTGGAATTAATTTCCAGCGTGTCGAACTTCGGCAGGTTTTTTACCTGACTGACAAGGCGCTTTATCGGCTGGTGGATTTTCTGGATGCAGTCCAGGGTGAATCTACGGAAAACATCGACGACCGGATTAATGAACTTCCGGGCACTGCTGTTATCATTGGCGTTCGTCAGCGGCTTAACGACGACGGTGAAGCTACTGGCAACGACGTGACAACTGTCACAATGGGCTAACTTTAGCGAAGCTGCTAAAGCCTAATCTTAGGGGAAAGATTCAGTTCTTTCCCCTTTTTATATAGGAGAGAAGTAATGACTGTTTCTGACAAATATCAATACATTTCTTCTCTTCCTTGGAAAGAAAGAGTAAAAGAGTACGAGAAAATCCACCAAGAGTTCAAAGCAAAGGACTCTTCCTGGGCGGTTGTGGATACGGCACGAGAAATTGGACTAAGCAGTTTTTACTTAGGAAAAATCCTCTATATTGCCAACAATCTAACAAAGCCTGAACTACAGACTGCCAAAAATATAAATCACGCCTGGGTAAAACTTGAAAAAATGCGAAAAGTTGTCGCAGAAAAGATGAACAAAAAGATCAAAACGATTACCGAAACCCTCTTAGACAATTAGGAAAATCTCAATGACTTCCGACACACTTGACCTGAATCCGATTCAGAAGCTGAACAAAGACCTCAAAACTGCATCGGTGATGCTTTCCGACCATGAAGCAAGATTTTTGGTCGATGCCTACTATATTATGCAGGAAGATCGCAAGCGCAGCTATAATCAGGAGCGCAGTCTTTCAACGGCTGGCGAACCGAATCAGGTAATCTCTTGGCTGGCTGCACAGAGTGCAGACCTGGAGAAGCAAATTCAAAAAGCCCTGGATACTTATACCAAGAATCATGTTATGGGTTCTTGGCTGAGGGAGATTTCTGGTATCGGGCCGGTTATTGCTGCTGGACTGTTGGCCCATATTGACATTACAAAAGCGCCGACTGCAGGGCATATTTGGTCCTATGCCGGTATTGCAGGCACAAATCAGAAGAAGTGGGAAAAGGGTCAAAAGCGACCCTTTAACGCAGGGCTCAAAGTTTTGTGCTGGAAGGCCGGGCAGAGTTTTATGAAACTCTCGAACAATGACAAGTGCTTTTACGGCAAGGTTTACCGCGCCCGCAAAGAATTGGAAGTTGCAAGAAATGAAGCCGGAGCCTTTGCGGAGCAGGCCGCCGAACGACTTTTGAAAGTCGGCAAAACTACCGAAGCCTATAAGTATTATTCTGTGGGCAAACTTCCGCCTGCACACATTGATGCCAGGGCAAGAAGGTATGCCGTGAAGCTGTTTCTTTCGCATTTTCATGGTGAATGGTATTTGCGGCATTATGGCAAGCCTGCGCCGCTGCCGTACCCGATTGCGTTTCTGGACCATGCCCACTTCATTCCTGCACCTGGCAAACCCGTAACCTAATCTAAAGCTTTAAGCCAAAAGGCAAAATAGTACCACTACTTTGCGAGCGAGCCAAAATCACCGATAGAATCAACCTCTCTAAACGAATCAAATAGGGTGAAAGTACCAAATTCTATGAATGAATCAAAACCTCCAAAAGTATCGTGCCACATGACTGAACCTAGAAATGCGATAGTATCTTGCAACGAGAGTGAGCCAAAACATGAGATAGCATCAGACATCCGGAGCGAGCCATATACACCGAAAGTACCAAACGTCAAGAGTGAGCCATATACAAGAGATAGAACCATGTATTGCGGGCGAACCAGAGTAACAGACAGAATCAGTGTAAGAGAGTGAACCAAATTTGAAGACAGCACCAGACCATTAGAGTGAACCAAACTTCCAGACAGAATCTTATCATAAGAGTGAATCACAGGACTAAACAGCATCAGACAGAAAGAATGAATCATATTCTGCGACAGGATCATACCCTTAGACTGAATCAGAACTAGAAATAGAACCAATTCTTCAGAATGAGTCTTGCTGGTGGAAAGTATCATATCTGCTAAACGAATCTAATCCAGCGACAGTACCAGTTCCCACGAATGAATCAAACAATCAGACAGTACCAGACCCTCAGAATGAATCAAAAGATAAGACAGAATCATGTTGCGAGAATGAATCAAATGTTCGGACAGTATCACATTCCGAGAATGAATCAGAAGTTCAGACAGTACCTATACACACGAATGAATCATAGGATAAGACAGTGCCAAAAGCTTAGAATGAGTCAGCCTGAAGGATAGTATCCGACCGATAGAACGAATTAAAGCACGAATCAAACCACGAAACAGTGCCAGAAATCGCGAATGAACCAGAACATGCGAAAGAATCTATAGAATTGAGTGAATCGAAACAAAAGATAGTATCACTGGTCATGAATGAGCCAAACTAAGAGATAGAATCAGGTGCTCAGGTCGAATCAAAACTTATGATAGTACCATCCCCGGTGAATGAACCAAAATTAAAGATAGAATCAAGGCTTGATGAGTGAACCACATGAAAAGACAGAATCACACCACCCATATAAGCCACTTAACAAGACAGAATCACATCGTTAGTGCGAGCCATTTAGCAAGATAGTATCACGCCACGAGTGCGAACCATATTTGCGGACAGAATCACTTCCTCCGTGTGAGCCATGTTTGACGAAAGAATCGTTTCTTCTGTGCGAGTCAGACAAGATAATAGAATCATTACGTCAGAACGAACCAACCGAAAGGATAGAATCACATTGCTCAAGTGAGTCAAACATGAAGATAGAATCTCTAGATTAGAACGAGTCATAGAGAAAGATAGAATCAAGACATATGATCGAATCAACCTTCCAGACAGTATCAAGGCATATGAATGAATCAGACCACGAGATAGAACCACTCCATATGACTGAATCTAGCCTTTGGACAGAACCAAATTTCAAGAATGAGTCAAATGATTTGACAGAATCATTGATAAGGAACGAATCAAGCCTCTAGATAGAACCAAATTCAGCAAATGAGCCAAACCAAAAGACAGCATCAGCGCACACGAGCGAATCAAATCCTTTAAATGAGCCAGACCAAAAAACAGTACCAATCACTCTGGGCGAGTCAAGCCACCCGATAGAATCTTTCCTAATGGACGAATCAAGCTTTAAGAAAGTACCACGTCTCTTGAATGAGTCAAGTCAAATGACAGAACCAAGTTTAAAGAACGAACCATAAAGTGTGACAGAACCGTGTCATATAAGTGAATCAGGTAAAGCGATAGGACCACGGTATCCAAATGAATCAGATCAATGGATAGTATCATCCGCTCAGAATGAATCAGGTCAAGAAACAGTACCATAGCTACCGAATGAATCAGATCTACTGAAAGTACCACCCAATCAGAATGAATCAACTCAGAGGACAGAACCAATATTAGCAAATGAATCAAACGTTATGACAGTACCAGTAGAAGTGAATGAATCAATTTGAAGGATAGAACCATGAAACCTGACTGAATCAATATAAGAGACAGAACCAAATCTCCTGACTGAATCAGTTAAAAGGACAGTACCAAAACCTCCGACTGAATCGCAATGAATCAGTGCAAAGGATAGAATCATATCATCCGACTGAGCCCAAATGACAAATAGCATCAATTGGTTAGTGCGAATCAGATACTGCGACAGAATCATAAGAAATGAATGAATCAGAGCCACAGACAGAATCATGTGGAGTAAATGAACCAGAAGACAAGATAGAACCATCATCCGCGAGTGAGCCAAGGATTGCAAGAGTACCAACATCCCAAGAGCCTGAATCTGAAAGCAAGACTAAATGAAAATTCTATTCGTTGGTGAAGCATACGGCGTTTCAGAAGACATGTTTAAATCCCCATTCGTCGGCGCTGCCGGGCGCGAACTGGCGAATATGCTTTCAGATGCAGAAATTGTATCAAAACCCTACAAACCGTTTATGACTGAACTCGATATGATTAGATTTTGGAAAAATGCTGCGCAAGAGAATCAGATTCAGTTGACAAATGTGTTCTCTGAGCAGCCGCCCGACAATAATGTCGAGTTCTTTTTTGACGCCCGCAGCGCAGATGTATGTAAGGAGATTCTGCCGCTAAAGCCAGGAAAGTACCTAAAGAAAAACTATGAATATTATTACAAAGCTTTGCATGATTTGATCTTACAGTCAAAACCGAATCTAGTAGTCGCTCTCGGAGTTACTGCCGGGTGGGCTTTGACTGAAAGAGGAAATATATCTGAAATCCGAGGTACAGTTTTTTGGTCAGAAAAATTGAAGGCCAAAATCCTTTGCACCTGGCATCCTGCTGCTGTATTAAGGCAGTGGTCACTTCGCTCGATTACAATTGCAGACTTTATCAAGGCCCGGAGAGAGTGTGAGTTTCCTGAAATCCGAAAAATTACCCGCCGGATTTTGGTCGATCCGACACTGCAAGAAATCGAAGAATGGCTTGAAGTCCCTGCCACTGCCTACGCAGTAGATATTGAAACAGGTTATGCACTTTTCTCAAAGACAGAAATTGCTCGTCTCGCAAAGCAGGCGCCAGATATGCTGCGGCTTTTGGCAGGCCAAATTTCGATGGTCGGCTTCGCTCGTAGTGCAACAGAGGCAATGGTTATACCGTTTATGGCGCGAAATGCGCCCGGAATGAACTATTGGCCGCACGTGCAAGATGAAATCAGAGCGATGAAGCTACTGCAAAAGGGCTTGGCCTCGCCAATACCTAAGATTTTCCAGAATGGCCTTTTCGACATGAATCGACTTCTGTGTGCAGGACTTAGAACATATTGCGCCCGTGAGGATACGATGCTCAAGCATCATAGTTTGTTCCCCGAACTGCAAAAAGGTCTCGGGTTTTTGGGCAGTCTTTATACTGATGAAACATCTTGGAAAGGAATGTTGAAGGAAGGCGAAAGCTTGAAGAAAGACAACTGAAAGAAAAACCATGTTCACAGAATTTATGAGCCAGTACGGAGATTTGGTAGATATCTTCTTCTTTGTAGGTTTTTACCTGGTCTTTGTTTTTTGGCTATACTATTTACGAAAACACTGAGGAAAATTATGGAAAGAACACAAAAACAAAGTCTTCCGCCTACGCCGCAAGCACATTTTTGAAGGAAAAACTATGTCTTATCGTTGGACGAGAGTGCAGCAACCACGCTGGAGCAACAATGGAAAGAAGTCGAAACTTATCGGTTTCGGGCGAGATTTTCTCGTCGATGAAGGAAAATACACCAAACCCTGCCAGGGCCACCGCGAAATGGCGCGCCGGATGAGGCAAAGGAACAAGCAATGAAAGACGTTTTTATGCAGTGCCTGATTGGCATGGATGTCTTTAATATCTGCCGCGAAGTGAATAGAGGCTTAATGCCTGAGAAGGCAATTAAGTTTGAGTTTGAGAATCCTCTGAAATCTCCGAATGATAAGCTGGGCGAGCCAAAAATAAACACTATGTTTTTCAGTGTTAATCTGCCTGTGGCAAAGCTCTTAGCGGTGCGGATGACACAGATTGTGCTTGATTTGCAAGCTGAGGAAGAAAAACTTATTGCCGCAGGCTTTTTGAAGCCATATTCTGGCGATCAGGATGAAGTCTCAGAAACGTCACCGTAACCATTTTTCTCCCTGTGTCTGTGTGAATCTGAATCTGGAGTCAAAATGTTCTATCTTTCAAGTACAAATGCAAGTGTAATCTTTGTCGAACAAGAGGCAAAGAACGTAAAACCTATTGCCTTGGTTAGTCTCTCTTTTCAGGACTTCGATATTGATGCCGACAATTCTTCCGGTGAATTGAAGAAAATCGAATTCGCCGCCGATGAGGATAATGTTGAGGTTCTGGCCAATTTCTTTAGTTCTCTGCTGGAAGAAGTAATCAAACGCAGAAATCCAACACTTCTTTTGCCGGAGGATTGATTCGTGTATACACTGAAAGTTATTTATGCCCATCCAATGATTGGATTCAAGGGCGATAACAGTCCTGAACCGGCACAAATCGTTACAATGGAATTGTGTGATAAACTCTCCGATACCGAAGGCAATAGATTAATTACTGATCTTGAGCCGATACGGCTGATTTTTACTTTGAGGGAAATCGACACAACTCTGGACTTTCTCCAGGCCGCGAAGATCGAACTAATTCGACTCGAAGAGAAAATCAAAGCCTCTGGACTTGACGTTTCAGATTTACACAACTATTCAATAAAGGATTAAATCATGCGCGAAATTAAAACTCATCTTTCCCGTGAATCTGCAAACAACTATATGAATGCTTTGCAGAAGTATAAAGAAGAACTGTTTACCGTCGTTGGAGAAGGCATTGACACCTGTTGCGATCTATCGCACAACAACTCTAACTCACGGGGCTGGTGGCACAAAGATGGCCAGCCATTGGAGCGGAATATAGGCGAATTGATTTGCCTTATGCACTCGGAACTTAGCGAAGCTATGGAAGGGGCCAGAAAAGACCTTGTTTCAGACCATATCCCTGGATTTTCCATGCTGGAAGAGGAATTGGCCGATACTTTGGTCCGAATCTTCGATCTCGCCGGGGCCTTAAAGCTGAATTTGTCTGGTGCATTTAAGGCCAAGACGCTGTATAATATGGTCCGCGAAGATCATTCTGACGCTTCAAGAGCCGCAGACGGCGGCAAAAAATTCTAGGAGAAAATCTGTGTTTAAAGTTTCGGTTGGTGGTGGGAAATATACCGTAATTGTACCAGAAACTCCTGCCGATTATGAGGAAGGAATCCATCTTTCAGCACTGAGATACGGTGAATCATGGAGAGATATGACAGGCGACAATTTGGTTCAGTGTCTGGCCGCAGAACTACATGAAGCCAGACAAGAATTGGCAAAGCTGAATCAACCCCGTGAACCTGTTACCCCAATTCCGGGTTCTGGAACTTACTAACTTTAAGCGCGTTCGGAGTATCAAATGCCGTATATCGAAACTACTGATGAATCTAGTGCATTGGAACATAGCCAAATCCAGATTTATAATGCAATGGATTGTCTTTTAACGTTCGAGATTCTGAGCGCGCTTAATGATTTACCAGATGCAAATAAGAATCTGATCTATGACTTCGAGCGGGCACTTCAAGCCCCTGTGCTTGAAATGACACTTCGCGGCTTTGCAGTAGATATGAACGCAAGACGTGAGGCAATTTCTAAGGTCAAAAACCGCCTCCAAATCATAGACCAAATTCTGCAAAAATTCGCCAACGCCGTTTGGGGCAAAAATATAAACCCCAATTCTGGACCACAACTGAAATCACTGCTATATTCATATCTGCATGTCAAACCTATTGCATCGTACAAGGGCGGTGAAGAAAAATTCCCAATGGATAGGAAGACGCTGGAGAAACTCGATTCTCAGCTTTGGGCAAGACCGTTTGTTTCGACTGTTTTGGCCTCGCGTGATTTGTTGCGTCAATTGCAGGTTCTGGAAACAGAAATAGATTCAGATAACCGTTTTCGGTCAAGTTTTAATATTGCTGGCACAACCACCGGGCGCTGGTGTTTAAGCGGGGATACCGAAATTTTAACTAAACAGGGTTGGATAAAACTCTCTTCTATAACAGGAGAAACTGTGGAAGCTGCTGTGTGGGCTTCCAACAGAAGTATAAAATTTAGCCCATGTAAGGTCTTGAGATTCGATAATTCTGAGCCTATGATACATTTTGTGGGCAACGATAGAATTAAAGCTACTATGACAAAAGATCATAAAATTCCAGCTTTTACAACAAAGGGACATTTACATGTCCACAAAGCAGGAGATAAAAAGAATCTACATGCTGTTCCCTTGTGCGGTATTTTAACGTCTTCTTCTTTTGAAGAAGACACGAAGACCCGCGTTTGTGTTATGACACAAGCAGATGGTTCCGTTATAAATAATAATCTTATTAGGTTTCATTTTAAAAAACAACGAAAGATTGAACGTTGCGTAAAAAATCTGGACAAAGCTGGAATAGAATTTAATCAAAACTCCGATCTTAAAGATGGTACTACGTATATTTATGTTTACAATCCTCCAGCCTGGATGATTGAAAGCAAAAAGTTCGATACTTGGGTATTAACTCATAATCCACAAATTTTTATTAACGAAATAAAATATTGGGATGGTACAATCGATTCTCGTTCTGGTTCAGTTGAATATTATACTTCGATTGAATCTAATGCTGAGTGGGTAAAAACTATAGCACATTTGGCTGGTTATACAGCTTCTATTCGCGTAAGAGATCCCGGCTATAATCCTTGGAATGTAGGTTTTAAAGTCTGGATTTCTTCATACCAAGAAACGCGGGTATTTTCTTCTCATTATGAAGATGCACCAACTGAATCAGAAGTTTTCTGCTTAGAAACCGAAACTGGATTTTTCATGATTCGTTCTGGCGGTCGAATTTCGATTACTGGAAATTCGAGTTCTAAATCGTCAACTGGCACCGGCGGCAATGCACAGAATATTGACCCCGAACTGCGCCATGTCTTTATCCCCGATCCTGGCTATGATCTTTATGGCTACGATCTTGAACAGGCCGAAAGCCGGGAAGTTGGATTCTTGTGTGGGATACTTTTCAACGATTGGACTTATCTCGATTCTTGTGAAAAGGGCGATCTGCATACAACGGTTTGCAGGCTTATCTGGCCGAATTTAGGCTGGAACGGCGACGACAAACACGATCGAAAAATTGCAGATCAGAAGTATTATCGGCATATGTCATATCGTGACTTGGCAAAGCGCGGTGGCCATGGCTGTTTGACCGAAGACCATGAAGTATTGACGCCTTCTGGCTGGGTAAATATTGCCACTAAGCCAGAACTGATTCTTCAATGGGACAGAGAAAAATCCAACTTTGCAAAAGTTGAGTCTTGGACCGATAAAGAATATACCGGCAAATTCCATGAATGGGAAAATCCCAACCTCTCGATTCATATGACCGACGATCATAGGGTCTACTTTTTGCGGCCGAAAGACTGCGATATAAAGAAAGAAAATTGCCGCATCTATTACAAACTGCATGACAAATACATCGTTGAAGTGGCAAATCCTTCAAACGTTCCTGCTGATGCACTAATTCCGTGTTCAAATCTCAACGTCTATAGCTTGTTTGCGCCGCTAGACGAGAAGACACAAAAAACAGTAACCGTATCTACTCGCAGAGTTTTCTGTCCTACTGTCCCGTCAGGGGCCTTCTACATTCGCCGCAAAGGCATCGTTTCTGTAACCGGAAATAGCAATTATCTGTTGAAGCCAAAAACTGCTGCTGAACATCTGAAAATTCCAGTTGATCTAGCAGAAGAGTTTCAGGACAAGTATTATGGTGCGTTTCCTGCAATTCCACAGTTTCACACTTGGGTCGCGGTACAACTACAGACAAAGATGTATCTG